CAATGTCGGAGTACGAATCGCGCACCCCGAACACCGAGCCGTACCCTTCGATCATGCCGTCCTCGCTGACGGCCTTGACCTGGAAGCCCACGTCGATCTGCTTGCGTTCCATGTTGATCCTTCAGTCCTCGGGGTCATCCGCCGCGGGCTGTGCCCCGCCGCCGCCCGTCATGTTCATGGGCGTCAATGGCGCGTCCAACCCGGGCAGCGGGTCTTTACCCTCCTCGTCCCGGATCTCGTTGCGCGTATAGATCCCCATCTCGGTCATCGTGCGCGCCCACGCGGCGCGGTCTTTCATCGAGCCGGCCAGCAAGTAGCGCACGTCGAACTCGGCCCACAGCGGCCCCGAGCCGTCGAGCAGCATCTCGTCGATGCGCTGCGTCCACGCCGTGTGCCACGGCGCAAGCGTGTGCTTGACGTGCGCCGAGAAGAACGCTTCGCTTGATGCGAACGTCGCGGCCTTGTCGGAGTGCATCGCCATGATCGGGAACACCCCGAACGCGCGACACACTTCCTCGACCTGCATCCGCCGCGTTTCGAGGTGCTGCGCGTCGACGCTTGTCATCGCGGTCTGCAACCACTTGGCGTTCCGATCCAGCACCATCGGCGAGCCGGCGCGCGCCCCGCCCGTGGCGAACTTGCGCAGCGCGTTCGACAGCCGCTCGTACTGCTGTTCGTTCAGCGTGCCGTCGACGCTGTACACGCCCGAGGTCTTGACGCCGTTCGCGTGCATCTCGGCCTGCGACTGCTCCGCGGCGATCGACAACCCCACGGCGTTGCGCGCAAGCAGGACCGCGCTCATCGGCTTGATCCAGTCCCACTGCATGTTCGGCAGCAGGAACACGTCGTCGGCCGCGAACGTGCCGACGTAGCCAAACTCGTCCCAGACGCGATACCGCGGCTCGTACCGGCCGGCGGTCTCGAGCGACCACTGGCCCGGCATGACCGGGATCAACTCGCGCACGCGCCGATTCTCGCTGCGCACCTTCAGCGACAGCCCGGCGCCGGTCAACGCGGCGTGAACCGTCATCATCCGGCGCCACTCGAACGAGGTCTGAAACTCGTTCGGCCGGCGCGCGAGCAGCCGATATTCCGGGATGTTCGTCGCCAGTTGCCGGCGCCCGTCCGGCCCGTCGCGGTAGACCTGCAGCCGCGGCGTCGCGCAGCCGTCGGCAATCGCCCGCACGCAGGCGAGCACGGCCGAGACCTGCAGCGCAGTTTTGTCGGTGACGGTGACGCCCGCGACCGACCGCGCGCCGGTGCCGTCGATCAGCTCCGCGATCTGGTCATACGTGAGCGCGGCGGCCTTGCGTCCGAACGCGAGCCGCATCCGGTCAAGCAGTCGCATCGGCCGTTTCCCTATCCCACCACGAACGGCCTACGCCTTCCGGGTTGAGCGCCATCAGCGCGCCCGCGTTGAACAGCGCCATGAGCGGGTCGATCTTCGCGGTGCCGCTGCCCTGCTTGGTGATCATCACCGCGTTCCCCCGAGGTTCGACCCTCGCGTTACCCACGCACCAGGCCATCAGCCCGGCGCCCCCATGCCACAGCGCACCCTCGGCGAGTTTGCGCTCGACCGTCTTGATCGACCCCGTGAGCTTCCAGCCCTGCGAGATGCCGGTCACCCGCGCTTGATCCACGCCCGCGGCGACGATCGCGTCCAGAATCCCGCCGATCCCGTGCGTATCGATCCCGACCTTGTCGAGCAGGCCGGACGCGTCCACCCGCGCGACGATGTCGGCCACTTCCTCGCAGTCCGTCCCGATGCGCTCGACCAGCGTCAGGTCGCCGGCCGCCGCGAAGTCATGGAACCGCGCCGCCTCGCGCTTGTGCCGCTCGAGCACGGACGGGTGCGCCCATGCGTGCGACCACGCGAGCCAGTCGCCCGACTCCGCGTCGCGCCCGAGCACCGCAAGGCCCAGCAGGTCATCCAGCCCGCCGCCGTCGATGCCGATCGTCACCGCGTCCGATCGCGCGAGCAGCGCATCGAGCGACAGCCCGCCGGGCCGCGCCTGGCGCTCCCAGTAGTCGGCGCCCGCCCAGCGGTCGGTCTGCAGCGCCAGCCCGATCTCGACGTTCAGATGCTGCGACGCCCATCGCCGCCACTCGTCGTCGCCCGCGGCACGCGCCTGCTCGGCGTCCTCGACCAGCCGCGCCACCGTGATCGACCGCCCGTTGTTCGGCGTGACCATGTGCCAGTTCGTCGTGTCCTGCCAGTCCACGTCGGCCGGGAACTCGTACAGCAGCGGCAGGATCGGCGCCTTCAGCTCGCCGTCGCGCACCTTGCGGGCCTTCATCAGCTCCGCGCGAAACACGCTTTTCGGCTCGCGCTCCGACTGCGTGGTGATCGTCAGCAGGAACCCTTCCGGCTGCGACACCAGCCCGCCGCGAAGCTGCCCGACGACGCGGTCGGCGTCGTGCGATTCGGCAATCACGTGCAGCTCGTCGATCAGCACGCCGGCCGGTTTCGACCCCGTGACGACCTTCGGGTCGAAGCTCTTGACCTTGAGGAACGCGCCGGTCGGCCGGTACGTGATCCGCTTGATGTGCTCCTGCACGTGGCACTTTGCCAGCAGCACCGGGTCGGCCTCGACCATTCCGACGGCCTGCCGGAACGCTAAGTCGGCCACCTCCTGCGTCGGCGCGACAATCAAGAACTCGGCCCGCGGGCGCTTGCTCATCAAGACCGCGGTCAGCATGATCGCGGCGCCGGCCGTGGTCTTAGACGACTTCTTCGGAACGAGCTGAAACACCTCGCGGATGTGCCGCGTGCCCGCCTGCGCATCCCACGAGCCGAACAGCGCCCGCACGATATCGCGCTGCCACTCGCCAGCTGCATCTTCCATGCGCGGCTGGCCCGGTACGTCCGGCAGGCGCAGCAGGTTGAAGATCGCCACGGCCTTCGCCGCTTCCGCCTCGATCAGCGGCAGCGCCGGCAGCAGCGAGCGGCCGGACTTGATGCGCTCCCGCCAGTCGCGGCAGGACGTGTCCCAGGACATCTCAGTTCAGCAGCGACTGCCAGCCGGTGCCGTCGTGCGCCGTCATCGCCTGCGCGTCCGACTGCGCGGCCTTGCTCGGCTCGGAGACCTTCGTGTGGCAGTACGGCATCAAAGCCTTCGCGGCATCCACTCGCAGCTTCGGGTCGGCGCCGTCGTCATTGACGACGCCCAGCAGGTACGCGCCCGGCGTGCCCTCGGGCATCTGCGCGATTGCGCGCGGCGCCGGTTCGGGCCGCTCGATGACCATCGTCTTGCGCGGACGGCCCGCCCCTGGACGAGCGCCGCCGCTCCGTCCTGGCATTCCAGCCATCCGGTCGACTCCTGGTGAGGTTTGAAAAAGGTCCGAAAGGGATGAGGCGCGGTTTCCGGGCCTCGCCGCCCAGAGATCCGATGCCCCCCCGGGGTCAGCCCCGCTCGCCCGCCTCGCGTGCCGTCTTGTCCCTATGGCACGCGGCACACAACGGATCGAGGTTCGCCTCGTCGTCCGTCCCGCCCTGCCAGAGTGGGACGCGGTGATCCAGTTCCGTCGCAGCGGCTACCCTGCCCTCGCGCTGGCACAGCACGCACAGCGGATTGGCCGACATCAGCCGGGCGCGAATCCGCATCCACGGTCGCCCACTCGTGCGCTCGACCTCATGCGGACGGACGCGCGACGTGTTCGCAGTGGTGACCCGGGGTTTAAGCGTGGCGAGGCGCGGCAAGGAGAAAGCCCGCCGAGCGTCAGCCCGGCGGGAACGGCCCATGACGACCGAGGAGGAGAGGCACCGCAGAAACAAAAAGGCCCGCGCGTTGCCGCTGCGGGCCTGCTGACACTGCTTCGGCTTACCCGAAGATGCCCCGAATTTAACGCCTAACGTAACCGCACTCCTAGCACTATTCCGCCGCCATGTCGGTTACACGGTCGATTGCCCGGGACCGTTCGTACACGTCGCGGCACGCGCGGCGCACGGCTCGACTCCATGACTCGCGGGCAATGCCTGCGGCGGACGCCATCTCCTTCACCAGCCGACGGCGGAAGATAGGCTCCCCGTCTGGTGCGGTGCCCACCCTGTGCTTGAAGTATGGGCGGTGCAGGTAATGCGCCACGATCAAGTGCCCACGATCACCCGCACCCATGATCGCAAGGTGCAGGCGCGCCATGTCTGCTGACAGGTCGAAGTCGGCCGGCGTGGACAGGCGCGATTGCAGCCGCAGACGCCCGATGATCGACTGCGGGTGCGGATTCGGCGAATACAGGCGCTTTGAGCGGCACCAGCCGGCCCATTCGGAGAACAGCGCATTCAGCTCCTGGTCGTTCATATCAGCTCTCCGTACAGACGTTTAAGATCGCACCGCCTTTACCGTGTTCCAGTCGCGCCGTTTGTCACGATCGGGGCCGCCAACCGTAAGCCGGCCGGTCGTGTTCGCGCCAAGCCTTAACTCGGGGTCCTTCTTGCGCTTGTAGCAATCAACGTTGGCGCCCCGCAGGCGTCTCAACGCATCCGCGTCGGACGCTCCGTTCCACAACATTTCGTTAACAGCAGGGAAAGCGGACGCAAATAACGGGCGCATTCGTGTCGTGCTACGCGCCCACGGCACGGCATGCCGCAACGATGCCGCAATACTGTCGATTTCCCGCCAAGCGGTGCTTAAAACCTGCGAACCTTGAACAGCCGGATGCTTCGGGAAGAAATGCCGCACATATTCGACAAGACACCACCCGTACCGACACTCGTTGCGCCATCCCTCAATCAGCAACTCGTCGAACCGTGCGTTCTGGCGCAATTGCAAAAACCGATCCGTCACCGTTTCACCCCCGTCAACTTCTCGCCGAGCGTCTCGAGCCGCAGCACCTCCTCGCGGCGCACCACTTCTCGGATCGCGTCGAGCCGCCCGACAAACCATGCCCACGTGTCCAGGTCGGGCGGATCGCACGGCGCGCGGTGCGACGTGCGCTCGCGCAGCTCGTCCAGCAGTGCCAATGCGCGCGGGTCGGTCATATCAGTCCTGGGCGGGTCGCAGGTACTCGACGATCAGCTCGCGCGCCGCGTCCCATCCAACCGCCACCTCCGCCCGGTAGCCGTACTCGCGCAGCGCCTCGATCCATTCGCGTTGTGCCGGCGTGACGGAGTGCTTACCGGGGCGCTTCAGTTCGATCCGCAGGCCGTGCCAGCCGTTGCGAGGCACGTCTAGCGCAATGTCGGGCACGCCGGCCCGCACGCCCTCGGCCTTGAGCCGTGCGGCCGTCCTGGGGCTGCGTAGGCCGCCGTTCGGGATGGCATAGAGCATCCGCAGCTCCGGGTGCTGGCGGATCACACGGTCGCGCCAAGCGAACAGGGCGACCTGGTGCGCGTGCTCGTCGGCGCGCTGGTCGCCCATCACTGCACCCTTGCCATCGGCCCGAGAACACGCGGCACGTCCGCGCCAGGCGTCGGCGTCCACCGATACAGCCAAACCCGCCCGTCCTCGTCCGTCAGCTCGATCGACACGCCAACCATGCCGCCGGCTATCGCATCCGCCTGCGCCGTCTCCAGCATCCGCACCACCTGCTCGCGGTCTTGTGCGCTCATCGGTTCGTCTCTCGCGCCTGTAGCGCGTCCCATATCTCCCGAGCGCGAGCGCGGACGGCCTCAACATCCTCGGGGGGCATACCGGCGGTCGCTTTGGCGAATTGCTCTTTCATGTCCTTGCGCAGCGACACCGCGATCGAGCGGGCTATACAGCAGAGCCGGCCGTGGACGGTGACGCCGATGTGGTCGCCTGCGCGCTCGGCGCGCTGGCAGTCGGGGCACAGGGTCACGCCGCCCCCCGCGCGTGAGGGCCGCCGGTTTTCCGATAAACAATGCGCCCGACGTCGGACTGCGACCCGATGCGCAGGTTGTTTATCCGGTTGTTGTTGATGTCCCCGTCGATATGAATAACCCACTCGCCCTGATTTGGAAGGCGCCCGTTGAACGCAGCCCAAACCCAAACCTGTACGCTTCTTGTGTGCCGTACGCCGTCTTTGAACAAGTTCAGCGTTACCGCGCAATCCCCGCCGCGCTTGCCTTCCCCGCCTTTTGCGCGCCGAATCTTCATCATCCGGCCACTAAGTCGATAGACACGATGTGGTCCGCCGCCAAGACGAGGCAAACTCCGCACTTGCCCGGTTGTCGACGCTTGATACATGCCCTCAAACCCGGGTATGTCGCGCCACGTATTCGCATCACATGCACTCACTCATCCACCCCCGGCTCGTACACGAAGTCCCCGCACCGACGCTGCGCGATCGTCCGATGCCGCACGCACCAGAGCACCACGCCGCCGGCCAGCATCGACGGCCGCGCCTCGGAGTGCGCGCAGGAACGGCAGGTCATGCGTCCACCTCTCGCGCCTCGGGAGCCGACTCACGCGGCAGGCGTCCAAGGTTCTGCAATGCCTCGACCGCGAACTTGTACGAACAGTGCGACATGCCGTCGCCGGCCTTGTACCGCTCGATGACGCGGTACGCCCATGCCGCACGGTCGCCCCTCTCCGGCTTGCCGATCGCCGCCAGCATCGCGTCGAGCTTTTCCCGGCCCACTGCGATGTCCGTGCGAGTACGCGAAGGGGGCGGCAGTGCGCGGCGGTGAATCGCCGGTTCACGCTGCTCGCGGCAGAGCGCGACCATCTCGGGCAGCGTCGGCGGCCACATCGACTCCCGCTCAGGCAACGCACGCACCGCCGCAGCAAGCGTCGAGGCGTCGAACCGCGCGAGCGCTTCGGCCCACACCGGCACAAGCCGGTCCATGCCAACGTCGGACCACATGGCCGTGGCCTTCTGCGCGCCGTAGACCTCGGCGAAACGCTCGAACAGCCTACGAACCCAGGCGTCGGGCAGCGGCGGGGACGACGGTGGCGCAGACATCAATGACCTCGGCGGGTTGCGTTGCGGGCGGATCTCGCAGGCTCGCCATGAAGGCGGCCGTTCGGCTTGCGGGGGCGGCGCGTGCCGGCGGTGCCTGCGCGCCGTTCGCCCTCGTCTCCGCCGCACGCTTCGCCCAGGACTCGAGCACCCGGGCGACGTAGGACACCGGCAACCGCTCGCCCGGCTTGCGTCGGCGCGCTTCCTCGCAGGCCGCCACAGCCGTCTCGACGCTCACGCCCTGCTCGGCAAGCGCTAGAACCTCGGGGTGCGCTGCGTTCGCTTCCACGCCGGCCTTGCGCATCGCCACCGAAAGCTCGACGGCACTCGCGCGCGGTGTGTGTGTGTCTTTGGGTATTGGGTCTTGGGTATTGGGAGCATTGCCTTCGGTATGCGTTCGCATTGCGCTCGCATCCGATTCGCTATGCCATCGCTTTGCGGCCGACGTGCGCGCCTTCTCGGACTTGGCCTGCACCTTGGCAATCTCGGCATCGCACCGGCTATGCCGCCAGCCCTCGGCGGTCAACGTGAAGAACTCGGTCAGCACCGACGCCACGACGGAAACGTGATCGCGCATCCGAACCCTGCGCGCCACCTCGGCCGGGTCGGCGGGAAGCGGTGCCTCGGCCAGCATGTAAGCGTCGATGGCCCGGCGGTACGCGATGTCCTCCAACGGGTCGAGGTGCCCCGTGTGCGCGGCGTAGTCGCCAATGTGGAAGGGGTAATAGTTCACGCCGGCCCGATGTAATAGCGCGCCACCCGCTTGCCGTTCGGCGTCTTGATCTTCTCGACCACAATCGGGTGCCCCATCTGCCGCAGCTCGTGACACCTCGCGGCCAGCCGGAACACGCCGAATCGCTCCAACGCCTCCAACGGCGTCAACGGCCCGCGCCGCAGCGCGTCGAGGATCTGCTGCGTCTGCGTCATGCGCCCCCCTTCGGCGGCCTGGAGTTCGGCAGCGATACCGGCACCCCGCGTATCGCCTTCCCGCTGCGCCTGCGCGTCTCGGCCGACTTCTCCGAGCGCGCCCGCGCGATGTCGTC